ACTTCTGTTCCAATCTCTTCTCCATCATCTGGGCCGGGAAGACCTACACCCAACAAGGCTGGGTTCTGTGCAATGATTTGTAGTTTCAACTCTTCCAACTTTTGTATTTTGAGTCGAGCTAACATTTCTTTTGCTTCATCTTCACTGTATTTGAGCCACAATACTAGAATGTCATAATCTGACATCAATTGTGAACCCTTTAAGTTGGCTGCGTTATTTAATCGATTAGTTACAACCTCTGCTCTTGTGAGTTCACGCCAGTCAGACGGTGGAGTCATTTTGATTTCAAGGTCTTCGTAGGAATCTTCTGTGTATCCCATTAACCTCAGATGTCTATCACAGATTTCCCAGAAAGCATCTTCGATGTGTGCTTGAAGTCTTTCGATCATTCGAGCGAACTTAATGTCTTGTGCTGATAATGAAATTCTGGTTGCTTGTGAATCTTCGTTATTGAAATAGTTCTTTGGGAAGTTCAAAGCGGTGAACAGTTTGTTTCTAAAGTAAACTGTGTCGTCGATCTCTCCAAGGTTCTGAGCACCCGGCAATGTTTCAACACGTGTATTAGCGTTAGGACGAATAGGAATCCAGTAATCTTCATCAGCCGCAGGAGCGTGCCATCTTTCTTCGACAGCAGATGCTCCACCACCTCTTCCTTTTCCACTAGCAACTTTCTTCTTCTTAAACTGATCTTTCATTCGTTCTATGAATGCTTCGGCTTTAGCCGGATTCAATTGTTGAACGTCGATGTAGAACACTCTTCTTTCAGGCGCACGTGTCAGTCTGTAAACAACCATGGCATCTTCCATCAATCTTAATTGATGTGCTGGTCCACGAGCCGCTTCAATGAGAGATACACCGTATGGATAGAATGTTTTTCTATCATCGCCAATCTTAAAGTGAACCACTTGTGCTGGTGCAAACCTTACGGCTGTAGCTTGCTGAAGATCGGCCTCAGTTGCTTGAGTAACTTCTACTCTTGCCAAGCTTTGATAATCTGGCCCTTCTTTAGATTGCTGATACTCTACCAGCTTTCCTTTAGTTGTTTCGATTCTGTAGATGCTATCTGCTGGCAAAGGAATTAAACCAATAACTCCGTTCTTAGGATTCTCAACATCAATAATCAGTTCATAAAAGAAGTCTCCGTTAATGAACAATCTTTTAGCTAAGTCCCACATTTTCTTTTGATCAAAGTTAAGCATCTTGCGATGAAACAATAGCCATTCAACTTCTTCTTTGACTTCTTGGTTGGCGCACATGATGTTCATTACATGACCGTCATCATCTCTTTGACAGTTGTGAACAATACCCCAATCGGTTGCAAAGTTTTTGTGCTTCTCTACTGACATGTCGTAGACATCAATTTCTTTCCACGGTTGAACACCGACCACTCGTCGTCGATCTTCTTTGTTGCCAAGCCACTTCATCTCTTTGTTTGAGAATCCAGCGTTTTCAATTCTGTCTCTTACTGTGACAAAGTTATTGCCTGTCAGTTTTGTTATTTGTCTTACTGTCAATCCTTCTGCAATCATTTGACAATAGCTGTTAACTACCTTGAGATCATCTTTGGTTTTTCCAGTAGTCCATTCGTCTACGAATTGTCTTTCATGAACCCAACCTTTTTCGTGTGTCCATATTCTCGGGAATTGATTTGTCTTAATCCCAGTCAAGTCTTGTCTTGCTTCCAGATGGTAGAATGGCATTAGCTCATGTCCGTAATTAAGCTCACCTGCTTCTATCCACTTTCCATCTCTCAATAGAATTTCATGATCTGTGGTGACGATGAAATAGTTTCCGTCATCAAGCATGATTTTGATAGTTGGTGCTGTCTTTACTTTTCGTGGATTGAATGCCCAACCAAGAGTGTAGTCTTTTTTATCGTGATCGTAGCAGTAGACCAAAAACCTTTCAGTTTCATTCTCTGCTAAGTCTTTGATTGTTCTAAATCCATGTGGTGTTGCAATTTTTGTACTGCCTGCCAAACATGCTTCATCTGCAAAAACTGTCATGGCCATTTCAATTTCGGCCATATTTCTTAAGCGTTCGTACTCTTTATATCTGTGTATGCGGTTCGTGACTGTTGATAAGTCCACAAAATCATTTGTGTCACGTAACTTAATCGCCCCACCGCCACCTCCCCAGTTGCCATCTTGACCGGCACGAATATCTGGAATGGCATCGGGCTGGGACACACCAGCACCCATGAAATCTTTTTGATCTCTCTTTGTAAGAGGATCATCAGTAAACGCATATGTAAAGACTTTGAAAAAATCCCACCAAGCCATAATTTTACTCCTTCAGGTTTTACCCTAACTCAATTGTTACCTTCTGTAGTTATTAGGGTTGGGCACATTTTGTAATGGCTTACTTTAATTACAGTATCTAGGAGGAAGTTCCTATGCAGAACTATTGGATCAAGCGTCGAATTGAAAAAGAAATAAACCGAGTTGCCAATGCCATTAAAAGTAGATGGGTTGGCTTAGACCTTACTAAAAACAATTGGGCTGGCCCCGGAGTAGATCAGATATTGGTTAAAGTATCAGAAACAGGGCATGTCATAGGTGCCGCCAAAAGGGAAAGAAACGGAAACTGGTCTTATCTATGGAGCATTTTCTCTGTAGGAACTGCCGTAAAAAATGGGTCTACTGTGCCTGCTTTGGCAACAAAGACTATGATTAGTGGAAAATACAATTTTAATGACCCAGCATTCTTGCTATCGATGGAATCGGCTTTTGATGAGGCTATTGCAAGTTGGAAGGTTAAAATGGAGGAGTTGAAAGAATGCAGAAAAATTCTCTCTTCATAATGACCCATTTGGGATCTGGTTGGGAATCACTTGTAGAAAAACTTAAAGAAGATCAAAGGTTTGATTTCTTCAAGACGGATTTTTATTATCATCACCCAGATGATTTGGAGATTCTGACCAATAATGATCACAAACGAGAGAATTCTGCATCTGTTTGGTGCGATGTTGTACTGCACAATAAAGACTTCACTTGCAGGGCTTTAAGAAGAAGTTGCAAGTTTGTATATTGGTCTTCGCCATTTAATGCAAATATTGGACTTCTTAAGCCAGAAGCCTATTATGCAAACAGACTATCTGGCATGAAGTGGTATTACAAGAAAACAGGAGGATTGTGGAATCCTTCTTTAGAGAATGATTCTCTCCTTAGTTCCATTCTTGGATGAAAAGACAATTTTGTCGCAAGAGAATTCCTTCCCTTCCCATTTGTTGTTGCCTTTGTGCTTCCAGCCTTTGCCTTTTTTGACATAAGCAATTGTGATATGAGGCTTGTATTCTGAGTATTTATTGGTGTACTCGATGTCGTCCTTCATTTTTTCATTAAAGTCACATAAATCAGGACTATCAATTCCGATTACAACTACATCAAATTTTTGTGGGTTAGTGAATACATCTATTTTTCCTAGTTTTACTTTTAATGGTTTATCAGTAATTAGCTTTCTGACCTGTTCAGAAGTCTCTGAATGTATTCCATAAAGTATCGTGACGTGCATTTCGTCTTCTCGACCAAAAGAGGGTTCTGTTTGACTTACAAATATTTCACTATCTGGTATTTTCTGGCTTCCCCAGCTTATTATGTCCTCTGCTAGTTCAGTTGGAACGTCTACGTGAACTGACGAGTAATCATATTGCGTATTTTTCATTTCTAAGAACTTTCTAAATCTTTGCATGATCATCCTTATAAATGAACAAGGCCCGAAAAAATTCGGGCCTTGTTTGCAATTTTAGCGTCTTTAATCTTGTAATAATTGGTCAGGGCCTTGATTTTGAAGTGCTTCAAGTTCTTTTAATTTGGTTTCTTCATCGCCAATCATCTTGTCGAGTTCATTAAGGGACTTTTCGTTAGCTTCTGCTGACATTGGCGAAGCTGCAACACTAGCCACTCCTGCTTGAACATTGCCCCACCATTGCTGATAGTCGGTTTCTGTCTGCTGGGCTTTTTTCGATTTTGATTTTGATGCCTTATCAACATTTTTGATGGCTTGTCTGATGTGAGACTTAGCCTCATCTACAGACCTGTTGCTTTTCATATTGTGATTAGCCACGCCTAATGCCTGAGACAAAAGACCTTTTATTCGTCCGAGTTGATCTGATCCGTCCATTATTTTTCCTCTTTTTCCTTATGTTGCTCCCAGCTAGGATTAGATTCACTGCTTACTTTATGAATGGCCATCATTAACTGTTTGCCTACTGTTGCGTATTCTTCCTTTTGTTCTTCTTCGCTTCTTTCTTTCAGTTCTTCTGCTAGTTCAAAATGAAAGTCTAATGTAATTGGCATATGGATATCTTCACTAGATCGCTCCATACGCAAAACTCCTGTTTTCATGTTTTTAATAAATTGATGACTCATGTTACCACCCGAATTCCTTTAATATAGCGTTGTTTTTTCTTTTGTTCCCATATGAAATTGATGACATGTCTTTGTTTGCATCTTCCAGCAAATCCATGTCATCAATATTTATATAGCTTGGAGCATCCTTTGATAGCTCTCTTTTAATTTCTTCGTATATCTCTGCTTTGAAAGCTTCAGTCATATCTTCGTCTTCGTATCCAATAGGAACATTTCTGTTAGATGCACCTCTGACATACAATGCAAGGCACATTGCCATAATTGCATCATCATGAAATCCCTTTGAAGCTTCCGCTCTTTTAGTTTGAGCGTTAAATATGAAGCCTTTAAGTTCTTTTACGAAACGACGACTACGAATTGCCATACTGTGAGCAATAAGTCTGGTCTGCATTGTTTCTAAGAACTTTGGTCTGTTAGCCCGAGTAGTTTTAATTCCCGGTTGTGTGTTTTTGCTTTTCAGACTTGCTCCTTGCGAACATTCAAATAGATTGTCATAGGCCAAGTCATGAATCAGTTTTTCTAAAACAGTCAGTCCTGCATTCTGAGACTCCACAACAATTAAAGCACCATTGTAGGTTCTTCCTACCATGGACAAAATCTGAGAGAAGTTATGCGGTGGAACGATGTTTGAATAGAACTCTGCCACTTGCTCACAAGTCACAGCATCTATGACTTCAAAGCAACTGTTGTCGTTCTCGTCTCCCATACCTTCGGCGCAGTCAACTCCAATGATGTACTCTCTGCCGTCAATTGGCTCTCTCCAAATTTCCAATGCACCTTTGACCCATGAATCTAGTTCTTCTAATTTTTGATCACGAGCTTCATGGTGATTGTTGTATTCTGGGAAAAGCTTTCTGATTGGTTCTATTTCTCGTGTAACCAAATCGAGATCGTTGATAATTTCTGGATCGATGTAAGATTCACCAGCACCAAGGAAGTCACGCATAACTTCCTGTAACCAACCTTTTTCTCCAAGCTGTGCTCTGGTTTGTTTAACCCAATCTTCATCGTCGTAATCGGGATGTTCCCAATAATCCAATTCAATGATATGGAAGTCTTTACCAAAACCTCGACCTCTCTTAGCTCCCATGAAGATGTCATAGTACCAATTACCAACGCCGTTAACCGTAGAAATTGTAATACAATGTCCACCAGTAGAGATCGTTGGGAACATAGCTTTCCAATGCTTCTCCATTTGCGGAATAAACGCAGCTTCGTCCAAGATCAAATATGTGATAGATCGACCACGAGCAGCTTCCGGTGTATAGAAGAATAATTTACTTCCTGTGTCGGCGAACAACTTCTGGTGATCGTTGTTCTTCTCCATATCAGGCTTCATCCATTCTGGAAGCTCAATTAAAGCTCTTTTCACAATTTCACCGGCAGCGATAGCTTCACGGTCAGACTTTGAAAGAACCATAATTGTTTCATCGAGCTTAAAGAGACATCTCCATAAGGCCCAAATGGTTGTTACTGTCGTCAAGCCCCCTTGACGAAATTTTGACAAGATACAAAAACGCTTCTTTTCATATTCAAGAATTACACGTTTTTGATACTTGTATAGAATGAAAGGAAGTAATCCACGCCTTGGATGTGCAATCTTTACATACTTATGACACCAATATGTGAAGGACATGGCACATTTAAGCATTTCCTTGTGTATTGTTACTGGGTCATATTCTTCGATGTCCTCGAAGGGTTCCATCGGATCAATTAGTTTTTCGTATTTGTTAAAAGCGAAATACTTCGGATCATACTCACCATCGTAATGATCTTCTAATGTTTTGTATTTCTTTTCCCATTCGGGATCTACGTCATGAAATGGCATATTGTGTTACCTCCCAACTCATTGTTACCTTCTATAGTTATTAACTAAGGCACAATTTTTGTACTATTTCTCCCTTTGCTTTATTACAGAAATTAGTTACAATGCGTTTTGAGGTGAATCATGAAACTTAGAAATCTGTTAACTATCGTAATTTGTGTCAATTTTGTCCTTACAGGCGTAATAGCATTTAAGGTATTTCAGGATAGAAATCAGCCACCTGTAGTGGCCGATAATCAAAAACCTGATGATACAACAGGCCAAGTTACACCGATCCCAGAACCAAAGGAATCTACCTTTGAAGAGGCTCTAGCATCTATTACAAGCAAAGAGCTTGAAGAACATCTTCGCTATCTGGCCTCAGATGAGCTAGAAGGAAGAATGAGTGGCAAGAAGGGCAATGTAGTTGCCGCCACTTACATTAAGGATTTTCACGAAGAGAATAATCTGGATACTGAATATCAGAAGTTCAGCATTCGCAGAATGAATGCTGGCCCTAAAAATGAAAAGGGCGATGACTTTACACAAAATATCTTTGCGTGGATAGAAGGTAATGATCCAGTTTTGAAAAATGAGATCGTTGTCATTGGTGCCCATATGGATCATATCGGGTATGGACCAAGCATGAGCCGATCACGACGTGTTGACATCCATCATGGAGCGGATGACAACGCATCTGGCACTGTAGCTTTGATGGAAATTGCACAAGCGTTTTCAATGCTTAAAGGAAAAGTAAAGAGAACAGTTGTGTTCCAAGCTTACAGTGGAGAAGAGATGGGCTTGATCGGTAGTCGATATTACTGCGACAATCCCACGTTCCCCAGAAGTGGCCCTTCTATTCGCAAACACATATTTATGTTAAACATGGACATGGTTGGATATCTCGGCAAGGGCCAGTATTTTGCTGGGTTTAATGCTGGAGACAGTTCTCCTGACATTGGGAGAATCATAAGCAGCTTGAATGGCAAGTATTCATTTGCAAAGCAAATCACCAGCAGAGGGTCTGGTGGTTCGGATCACGCATGTTTCTATAACAAACGAGTTCCTATTGCTTTTTTGCATACTGGAGGCCATCCTTACTATCATACCCCAGACGACACTGCTGACAGAATCAACTTTGGTGGAATTGAAAAGGTTGCTCGGTATGCTTTTGAGTTAGCTTGGAAGGTAGCTCAGGCCGATTCCTCTCCCAGATTCAATGTTGCAGAATTCAAGGAAATGCCTTACGTTCATGATCATGGACACCCAGAAGTTCCATTTCCACACAGTTATCACAAACACCATGAAGGAGATCACGAACATGACGAATGAAGAATTGATTGAATTGTTACAGGTAGATTTGAAAAACGAACGAAAACATCTTGCGGCTTACACTCAGTTTGCCG